TTCAGACTGTTCAGCCTTTTCATTCATATAATTAGAGATGGTTTTAGCAACTTCCTCTAAGTTCTCACGATTGATAAAAACTTGCTGAACAGCTTGTTCTGCACGGTCTAAGCGCACTTTGTCTTCAGCTTTTTCGCGTATAGATTTAATTTCAATTAGACATAGTACTATTGCCATAAAGAATGTTATAAAAGGAAATAGCCACAATGAGGTTTGGTAATAGGTTTCTAAGAACCAAGAAAGCATTCCATACATACTATCCACAATAGTACAAGCTATAAGTATGTTATAATATTGCGCCATCTTGCTAATGGTACGCCTATAGCCATAGGAGGTTCGTGCTTCACCAATACGTTTTGCTTTGCGCACACCACTCCAAAGGTCTGCGAATATCATAAGGAGTACAAGAATGTAGATACCGAGTAGTATCCATAGAATTACAAAGATTTTTTCCATATAAATTGAGTTTATTTATTAATATATTTAACAATGAAATAAGGCATAAGGCTCGCCACAATATCCCACCAATCAATGAATGTTTTCTTGATGTACTTGTCGTATAACTCCTTAGTGAGTCCTACAAGCAGTACCACACCAACAGCAATCACAAAGGCTTCCCATAATGAATAACACAGCCAAGCAATCAGAAACGACACAACAAAAAGAATATTACCACACATCGAATGCAGCAACTTGTCGTTCCCCTTAAGGTTTTTAATAAAAATCTTTTCCATTTACTATAAAATTAAAGGTTTACACCGCAAAATTACTACATAATACACCTCTTTTTTCGCATCTCTTAAATATGTCAAAAAAATGTCAAATCAGCATTACATTACTTAGCGTATTACCTCATACTTTTGCATAAACAAAATATTGTACATCTATGGTAGATAAATTATTACAATCTCTCAAAACCAAGTATGCGCACTTGGGGTTAGAGGAAAACATTTTAAAAGCAATCGCTACCCGATTAGCGAATGCGGTTAAAGAAGAAAGTGAAATCGAAAACGCCGTCAAAGGAGTTGAAGATGAGGTTAAGCTATTGCAATCAGTAGCAGACAAAGGGCGTACCAGCCTTACAAAGGCAGAGGAGGCTCGCAAGAAGTTAGAGAAAGAACTTGAAGAAGAAAGGGCTAAATCTAATCCAAAGCCTCAAGACCCGCCTACTCCAGAACCTAAACCAGACGAAATGCCAGAGTGGGCAAAAGGCCTTGTGGAAGTTGTCAATAAACAAAATGAAACCATTGCAGCGTTCCAAGCAGAAAAGCAACAACAAAGTGCTAAAGAACGTTTCCTAAACCAACTCAAAACGCAGGGGGTATCAGAAACATTCTACAAGCGACACTTAGAGCGCACTTTCAAAGACGATGAAGAAATGAACGCCTTTGTAAACGAACTAAAAGCCGATGAACAAGCATTTTTGCAAACGCAAGCAAATGCAGGGCTTTCTTCACACTCAAGACCTATTGTAGGAGGTGGATTGAAAGAAAATGAACCTTCCGCAGAAGTACAAGCATTATTTAAAAAACAATGAAACAGATAACTAAACAAACCGCAGGTAGGCAAATAGTTGTTTTTGACCAAGTATTAGCCACCCTCCCAGCTGGGGTACATATTAACGCTACTGAAGCTAAAAAACGCTTTACAGATGGCGTAGTACCCGCAGGTACGCTCCTTGTCCCTCATACTGACGGGACTTACAAGCCAGTGAATGAAACTTTTTCAGACACCAACATTGCTACAGCTGTAGGACTTACAGCTGAAGACATTGCTATTGACGATTTTCCTATGGTAGCTGTAGTTTTATCGGGTACTGCCCGCACTGAGGCTTTGCCTGATAAAGAAAAAGTAGGTGTAGGATTTATGAAAAAAGTCCTTACCCGTATCACTTTTTATTAATCTTTAAAACAACAAACAAATGGCAAATACAATTAATGCTGTAAACATCGTGCCCGAATTTCGTGAAGCTGATTTGCAATTCGTGGTAAATAACAATCCGTTAAGCGACTTGCAGTATCGTAATTATTTCCCTTTGAAGTTCAACACAACCTTAGATTGGGCTTCTATTGAGAAAAATACCGATAACAAGGTTGCTGCTGAAATTGTGGCTATTGGCTCAAAATCTCCACGTAAAAGTCGTGATTTTGTAGAAAAAGTAAAAGGGGAAATCCCTAAAATTGAAGTAGCCCGTGATATGACTGAGCGCGATACTATCCGTTTGGATAATATCCGTGCAATTTCAAATCGTTATGGGGGTAAAGATTCAAGTGCTTACAAAGAACTTCTAAAATCTATTTATGAAGACCCTATCTTTTGTGTCAATGGGGTAAACGCTCGTTTGGAATTACTCGCTAAACAAGCCGTTTCTAAAGGAGAATATACACTTATGGCAGGTGCTAAAGTAAAATTTGGTGTGGGTACTGAAAACACTGAAAAAGATTGGTTTTTACCAGCCAATGCAGCTACATTTGACCCTATCGCTGACTTTAGAAAAGTACAAGAAGAAGCTGTTAAGAAAGGATTCCGTTATGCTTATGCTATTATGGATAGACCTACATTCTTCCAAATGGTAAAATCTACAAACGTAGTGAAATTTACAGCTTCCTTTGCTCAAAACGCACTTAACGTAGCACAAGAGCCTACTTTGGCACAGCTTAATGAGACACTAAGAGCGCACGGACTTCCTGAAGTAATAATTTGGGAAAGCTATGTAAGTGAAGAAGCTAAGTCAGGTGTTAAAACCACTACCAGTGGTTGGGAATTGGGTAACATTCATTTTACTGACAATACTCAAGTAGGTGAAACTTATTACACCATAACACCTACATTTAGCCGTAAAGACGAAACTACTACTAAGGTAGTTTCCGATAGCTTTATTTTGGTGAGTACTTGGGCGGAACAAGACCCTGAAATGCTTTCAACAAAGGCAACAGCTTTTGCTACTCCAGTACTTAACAATGTAAGTCGCAAGCTCATTTTGAAAACCAAATTAAGCTAATGATGACCGCACAAGCGTACATAGATGAGAAACTGAAACTATGGAACGTGGAATACCCCACTACCCTACTCATTGCCGAAATGCAGCGAGTAGGTTTGGGGCTTTCTGATGAGTTCAACGAGGAGAACGAGAGAAAAACCAAGTTGTTTTTCTATAATCTCATTCCTGAACTCTTATTGCGTCCAGTGTCTTTTTCTGAGGGTGGTTTATCTTTTTCTTATGACAAATCAGCTATTACTGCCTTTTATAATCTCCTTTGTAAGCAACTCGGTAGGGTTAATTTGTTAGAGGAAAAAGCCACTGTTAGAGATATTACTCACTTATTCTAAAATACTGCAAGGAAATGAAAATATACCCGTACCTATTGAAGGTGAAAGCATCACAAAACCCTACTATCAACGATGACGGTATACCTACCTATCCAAGCGACCCTATCGAGTGGCAAGAGATAGGTATTTGCCGTGATGAGATAGCAGGAGCGGGGCAAAAGATAAGCAAAGTAGACGGACAAATATTTGAATGTTCTGCTACTGTCTATGCTCCTAAAGATACACCCAAAATAGAAGCGGGTACAACCTTGCAAGTAGTAGATGTTGAGGGAAATATTCGCCTCGAAAAGCAAGTGATACGATTTTCAAGAGATTACTTTCATTGCCGTATATTCGTATGATAACACCACAATTCACCCCCGCTGATATAGAGCGTATGCTACAGCAGAAAATAGCCAAATACGAAGAGAAAATCGTTCGTATCCTTCGTATTGTAGGTGAAAAGTGTATCAATGAAGCTCGTGAGCACGGTAGCTATCAAGACCAAACGGGTAACCTTCGCTCCTCAATAGGCTATGTAGTACTACAAGACGGCAAACCCATTGAAAAAGGAGGATTTGCCCCTACTGAAAGAGGAAAAGAGAAAGGAAAAAACGGACAAACAGAGGGTGAAACATTCATCAAGAAAGTAATTTCTCAATATCCAAAAGGTTTTGTATTGGTAGTAGTAGCAGGAATGAAGTACGCTGCTTATGTAGAAGCTCGCAACTACAATGTACTTACTTCCGCTGAACTATTGGCCGAGCGTGAAGTTCCGAAACTCTTAAAAGCATTATCGCAATGAAAAAAACAGCCTCACAAATAGAAACCGACATATACAAGTACTTTAAGGATAAGATAAATCCCCTTATTAATGGGCAAACATACCGTAGTGGTGTACGCCCTTTGAACTCACAAAAAGAGGATTGTGTAATAGCGTTCCTTACTGGGTTAGACGGTCAATATCAAACGGGGGTGATTAACATCAATATTTTTGTCCCTATGGTAAAGAACAACGACAATCAGTACATGAAAGACTTTGTACGTTGTGATGCTATCGAGCGTGCTTTAATGCCTATCATAGAGAAAGCTAAAACGGCCCTACGCAATTACAGATTAGAGCTTCATCAGATGATACAGACCTTTGAAGAAAGGGATATAAAACAGTTTTTTATCAACGCAAAAGTAAAATTCAGATATAACACATTTAATAATTAAAAGATTATGGCATTCATAGATAACAACGCCACCGCTTGGGGCGAAATAGAATTTAAGTTTGGTGCGCCAGGAGCAGGAGGCGCAATGGGTACTGTACTCAAAACATTGGGTATCGTCAAAGAAGATAGTTTTTCTTTTGAGACAGAAGACGGTAAAGAATTAGAGTGGAAAGCTATTGGCGGTAAAATTATCGACCGAATGAAAGGCGAACCCACTCTGAAAGTAAAATGTACCGTTAAAAACCTTAACAAGGCATTGCTTTCTGAAATTTGGGATATTGAAGAGTCAGGCGACAAACTCATCATCAAGTCTTTTGTCTCTACTAAGAAATTTTCTTTTTCTATTGTTCCAAAAGTGTCAGGAGCAGAAAAAATTGATATGTTCTATTGTACAGTAAGCGGCAAACTCAACTACACAGGAGATAGTGGCTACAATGTAGATGTAGAAATCACTATCCTTAATGGTGGTAAAGGATTTTTATCAATCGAAAAAGTAGCGTAACCTATGGAAGAAAAAGTAGCACAAACCCTACTTGA